GGTGAATGAGACCGTCGGCACCACAAATTTGTCCATAACCTACATGGATTTCGTAGCTGCTCCATTCCGTTTTTGGAGAGGTCCTATTATGCTCCACGTAGTGATGCCTACAACACACTTCGTGACCGGAGCCCTCCGTTTTGCCGTATTGTTCGGGGGAACAACTGACGCTGTGAGTGTCGAAGAGGCCGATGCCCAATATTTCACCATACTTGACTTAAAAGAGGGAGAACATGAATATGACATCAAGCTTGCTTGGCCTTCTGACACGGTAATGAAGGAAGTCCTTACAGCTCCCAAGGCGGGTATTGTAGGCGAACCAAGGCTAAATTACTCGACGGGAATGTTATATGTGCACGTAATCAACCAGTTGTCTGTTGCAAATGGATCCCCAACTACGGTTGAAGTTCAAATATTTTGTTCTGCTCCAGAGTTACAATTATTCGGACAAAACATAAATCCTCTGGTTCCGGTAGCTCCCTACACCCCGATGGCATTCACCCCCCTTGATGAAATTGATTTCGATGTAGTGACGCATGATGCTGATGTCACTCAATCTCGTGTCGTCGAGTTAGGTACGAAAGGCACAATGCTCGTGAGCAATACTCCATTAGTGCGCGTTGCTAGTGTTAGGGATATATCCAGACGTTTATTCTGGTACCCACCTGTGTCTGTAGCTGCCAGTGAGGGATATCGATTTGTCGAATCCACTCTATATAAGTCCACAGGGACGATCGCGTCTCCTTTGGCATACTGGGCAAGCGCATACGCGAGTAGGCGAGGAGGGCTGTGTTGGCGTGTTCTTTTTAATGGCGCGGTTAAACAGCTCACTGGATTTTGGGACCCTAATGCTGCCAATGTGGTTCCAATTGGTGGACCTATTGATAGCACTCTGTCTAATACCTTTCAGTCAAATTTGGCTAATACTCAAGCTGCGGCAATGGAGGTGGAGTCTAGCTTTACGAGCCAATATAATTTTGTCCTTTCGCCCTATACTTACCCAACGTCGACATTGGCTGATAGGTTGAATGTCGGATCACTGGTTTATATGGCTAATGCTACAACTCCGTATGCTTTCAGCATAG